GCCCGATGGGTGTCCATCACGGTACAGCATGCCCGGCACGCACTTGACAATGCCCTGCCAAGGTGTGGTGTCCAGCATGGTCCAGTTGCGGGTCTCATAAGATTGTGCTTGTTTTATCCCGTCAATATAACTTAGGATAGGCGCCACTTCACTGCATACTATCAAAATATTATCATCCTGGTACTGATAGAGAGCACGTTCGCCCTGTGGATCTGACGCATACAGCACAGTTTCACTGTCAGTCCAGGCCCAGGCCCAAGGACCCCACCCGGCCGTAAGACGTCCTAGATCGTTCTCCACACATTCATGTACGAATTCGGTGTCGGTACGGTAGGCACCTAGATCTCTGTAGTTGTAGATTTCACCGTTGTAGGCCAGGAAGTTTCTATGGCTATTGTCGTAGTATTCTCGATCGCCGGTTATATGTAGGACCGTGTGTCCAATAAAGATACCGTTCTCATGTCGATAGCGCATGAAATCGGGTCCGCGACTTTGGATCTGTTTCAAAGCATCAAAGTGCTTTTGTAAAGGAATTTTATCGCGACTGCGAACTAGAAGTATACCGCACATAGAACTGTACTTATTTGTAAGAAAAGGGCCGAAGCCCTTTCTTGGTTGTTTCTGTTACGAGGTATTTCCTACCCTAGACAGCCTAGGCTGCCAATGCGAACTGTTCGTCGTTTGCGTTTACGTTTTTTAGTTTTTGGGACTGCTCTGTCCTGTTGCCTCTTTCGCTATCTCACCATGTCGAAGCCATGTCATCCCCATCATAAAGATATAGTTTACAGTGCAGGCTATGCCCCATACGTACTGCCAGTGCCATGTTTCAAACATACTATACCCTTATGGTGGAGATGCCGGGGATCGAACCCGGGTCCACAGTGCCTTCACTACGAAGGAATTACAACAATCAAATCTATTTATATTGGTGGGCCCACCTGGACTCGAACCAGGGACCAAAGGATTATGAGTCCTCTGCTCTAACCAACTGAGCTATAGGCCCATAAGCTATTATAGCATCATGAACCATAATTGTCAATAAATTTCTTCAGATCACCATACAGATTGGCCATCATGGCTTCTTTGGAGCCAAAAAATACAACTTCTCTTGGATAGTGTTTTACCATTCGGATATAGTAAGGCTGTTGCAATCTACGGTCCATGTCAATGATCAATCTTGAAGTCACGGCCAAGGGATCTACGGTAAATGTGTAGTGTTCCAATTTTAAATACTCAAGGAATACCTTAGCACCTGCGCCGGTAAGTCGCATACCACCACCGGCTCTGATGTTGTGCCACCAGGTGGTATATGCTGTATCAACTGTGATGCCCAGGGCAGGGTCCAGCTGTGCCACCAGGGTCTCGGTCAGCTCACGTTTGTTGCGCATGATCACATATCCATTTACACAGAGTATCGGCTATAATTTTGTGTCCGGCCTGATTTGGTTTGCTTTGATTTGGCCATATGTAGGGATTTTCTCTAATGACCACACCGTTGGCCATTTTTAAATCTATCATGTCGGCCATACTGACTTGTCCGGCTAGATAAAATCTATCTAGATCGATCTCGGACCATAGATCCAGAGTTTGCCAACCAGCCACATAATAGTCTTTGATGCCGTACCGACGACACAAGGCCTGTAGACACACAATGCTGTTGTTTGCACGAAACAGGGCTTGCTCTGGACTATAAAAATATTTCCAATACAGTCGATTGAGTTCTGTAGATAAGGCATTGTCTTGAGGATGACCGAATCCACCACGGATGGTCTGGAACATCCAGTAGTTCTGATTCCAGGTCATGCTACGTTCTATACTGGTTATGCAGAATAAAGCACAGTATTTGGAAAAGTCTACACCGGGATTGGTTTCTAAAAAATTACGCAGGCTCCAGACCATATGGTCAACGCTGGAAGCCGGTTGTGTGTAGCGTTGAAATGTTAATCCTAAAGCATCGGAAATCAATTCACCAAATGTTTTTTCTCCTGGTGCCAGTTCATCACCATGTGGCCAGCTGTCGCCAAACACCACCAAGTGATTCATATCAAGGGTAGATTCGATCGCCCTGCTTGAGTACCACAACAGAGAACTTGTCGGTCTTGAACTGGGTGTTCAGCTTGCGTGCCAGGTTGATGGCATGTCCTGGATTAGAGAACGAAACCTTCTTGTATTTGGGTCCAGGATACTGTACCAAGAGATTGGCTGTCTTGAGATTGATGGGTTTGGCATCATAGAACACCGCCCATACTCCTTCCGATGCCAAGACCTGTTCGGTCTTGTAGTTGCTCTTGTTGGTCAGTTCTACCAGAATGTTAGGTTTTGGTCGGCTCATCATTATACTCCTACATTTATTTATGCCAAAATGTATGCAGTTTTAGAACCGACCCCCATCCATTTTGATGGTGATTACTTCCTGCTGATCTGTAGGAGTTTCCTTGAGACTCTGCAATTCTGCCAGCAATCTGGTGATATCAGCATGTAGATCCTTGGCATCAGTCATGCTCATAACAAAGTCCTTGACTCCTCTGGCTTCTTGCCCACGCAAGCGATCAACGAATCGTTGTATGTGCAGACTCATTGATGATTGGCATGCAGAAATGGTTTCAGTACAGGAGGAGTCCACCCTTCGGGTTTGAGTACCTTGCCAGTGTTGTCTTTGTCTACACGTCCGGTATTGACATTGATCTTGGCCATGTTGGTGCGGATAACTTCTTGCCAGGCACCTTCAGGATCGGCACCAAATGAATAGATGGCACCTATGGTCACTACCAAGATGTCGATCAAAGCGTCAAGATCCGACTCAGGTGTGGTTGAGTCCTTGAGTTCTTGTACTTCTTCGTCGATAAGATTAAGATACAATTGATATTGATCTATATTTTCTTGATCTGTGGTTTGTCCACAGGCTTCCATGAATGTTCGTTGGTCTTGGAATGGATTTGTCATTGCGTAATTTCCTCTTTGGTGTGATATGGGCCGTGATAGGCATAGCGTTGTAAAACGATCAATTTAGGATCCTGCATCACTGCCCAGGAACGTCCTTTCTTGACCTGATACCAGCCGGCGGCAAACCAGCTCTTGCTCTTGCTGGTCTTGGTATAAATTGGCAACTTCATCTTGATATCCCATACAGGATTATAAGCACGTCCCGCAGTGGTATAGCCATGTACCAGTTGGGTACTGGACTTCTTGCGCGGCGCTGTGACAATCATGGGTGGTTCGAAGCGGATGTTGGCACGCTGTTCAACCATCTTGATTGTCTTGAACTGTGCAATCACCTGATTGTTGATCTTGATCTGATAACCACCAGCACAGGCTTCCACGTTGCCGACCTTACGATCGTTTTCCTGTAGGATCCAATACTGTTTGTTGATCACTGGTTTTGCTATTAGGCTCATCGTGCCTCCTTTAGTTTTTCTCTACACGCTGTTTTCATAGCCGGCGTAAAATCTGGACTGATTTCAGCGATACGACAATCGTACATGATTGGTGACTCACTCAGCGTTGCGTTTATACCCCAGATCAAGCCGCCCAAGGATACTGCCAAAAATATCAAGGCAGATATCATGATCATGTGCGTTCTACGATCGTTCATGCTAGTACTCCTTTATAGGTCTCGTTCATCCATCGACCAAATGAATCAGCTGATTCGCTACACTTGTTGAGCTCATACTTGCCACAGAACTGCATGAAGCGCACACCAACTTGACCAATGTCCTTGTGCGAAATCTGTTCACGTATGGCCGCATCTACTACGGCCTTGATGTCATCGGGTTGTGCTGTGAGATCAATCAAGGTCCTGTTGCGTTCATAATCATCCAACACACGATGTTCTACACCGTCAGGATCGGTCCAGCGTTGTAGCATCATGTTGTTCCAGTTGTAGCCCTTGCGGTCCTTGTCTTCGTAGGCTTCCTGTAGGCCCACCTTATTCTTAGTGCCCTTGGTTCGTACGCCCGGATAAGCTGAGAACACATTATCGCTACTATCACCGCGCATGCATTTTTCAAATAGTAGCCATTTAGGATCAGGGATTGTTTTAGGTTCTTTAGTTTTCTTATCAATGACAGGTTTACCTTTAGCATCAAAGATTCCTTCTAAAGTGTGCAATTCATCGGTAATACCGTTGTACTGTGTTACATTGGGAGCAAGCAATTGAACGAAGTCAGTATCGCTTGAAATTACTACATGTTCATCTTGGGGGTGCAGTGCTATCCAGCGAGCTATGATATCGTCGCCTTCTGCGGTCGGACACCGTATCACGCTACAGTTGGTCCTTTCACTCAAGTATTTAGTCAAGTTATCATAGGTTTCCCAGAACATCTTGTCTTCTTCGGCCTGCTCTTCGGTTAAAGCCGCACGAGCCACAGTTCTGTTATTTTTGTAGGGTTTATACATGTCCTTGCGCCAGCTACGCCCTTCTAGGGCAAACATCACATGGTCAGCTTCAAAACGTCTGGCTACCTTGTTGGCACTCATCAGGGTCACATGGAGGGCAAATCCAATTTTCTCCCACGTGTCAGCGGCACGAAAAGCACCGTGTCTAGCACGAAAGAACATATTAGCTGTGTCAATGAGAACATATTTCATACTACAAGTATAGCAGAAATTCTATCAAATGTCAAATGAATTTGTTGTTGATCAAGTAGTTTAGCAGGTAACGAAACCAGGCCGTGTGCCCGTCCTGTCCAAAATGCCAACTTTTTGGTGAAACGGTTTGGATACCTTTGGCCCGTAGGACGGCATCGTAGGTGGCCGTCGGATCATATGGACCAATGTAGTTGTCGCCCCAATCCTTTTTAGATTCTACTGGAATAGTGCTAAAATCGTTGTTGCCATTGAAGAAAACATGTGGAATACCTTGTGTCGCCAACTCCAGATGAAATGCCCAAATTTTATCATGTGCTTCTTTGGTCTTGGCTTCCCAATTGGTACCAATCACAAAGTTTCTATAGCGTTCCTGCGCTTCGGGCGGAATATCGTCTATGCCACTAGATCCTACTTGATAGTACGTGTCCCCATACAACCATTCTTCACGTTCCCAAGTTGACCATTGGATCACTACCAATTTGTCTTCTACACTGTTTTTTCTTTCGTCTAACCAGGCTCTAGTGGTGCGTAGGATTCTGGTGTTTGAGCTGGCGCTTTCAGCTTCCAAGTGCAGGCTAGCTTTGAATGCACGAGCCAGCTGTGTGGCCCAGGCCACTGCTTGATTATCTGGATGTGGCCTACGTCCTAGATAAAAATAGGCGCCGTCGTCCATGGCGAATGCATGATTGTTTACTGCTTCGGCTGCAGCAGCATGACTGTCACCGTTGACATAAAGTATCATGATTTTTTCTTTAGCTGTTTGACTGTTTCAGCCTGTGCCACACGACTACGCAGGCCTGAGCTACTGAATGAATGATCGCGTCTATTAAAGATGCATTCGACATCACGTATATCACATTCGCGTTTGCCAGTAAAGTCCTTGTCAGCGTACTCTACACCCAGGACACGCACATCCAGAGGCAAGATCAACAACAAGTCCACCAGATCCTGTTCGGTTTGATAGACAACAACTTCGTCCACATAACGACAGGCCGCCAGTTGTATCTGACGTTCCACTATACTTTGTATGGGTTTATTTTTGGTGCCAGGGCGATCAATGGTAGGATCAGTTTGCAGGCCGGCTATCAAGTAGTCACAATGGTTTTTGGCTTCTGCCAACATGGCAATATGCCCTGCGTGCAACATGTCAAAGGTACTGAAGGTAATGCCAATGCGTTTACCTTCGTCCTTGAGCTTGCGAACATGATTAAAAATCATGATACTTCACTCAATCCGTCACCAAGATTACGGCTTTTGATAACTCGGTCGCGTTCAGGATTCATGGCTTCATACTGCTCATAGGTTTCCAAGACCACGTTACGACATACCGCAGTAAACCAACGATCCACAATGTCAGCGTCAGTGTCATTCTTGTCCATCATGTAACCATGTCGTACCAGATCTGCTATGAATTTTTCGTTCCAGTCCAGTTCAAAGGCACCGTTGCTGATGTCAGCCGGATCAACATCCATGCTGATGATGTTGATGTAAGGTTCGCCTCGTTCGTTTGCCAATTCCTTGGCAGTTTTAACCGGCACTTTTTTTTCTTTGGGCTTGACGGCCTCTACCGGTTTTTTCTTTTTGAATCTATCTAGTAGGCCCATTATCTTGTATCTCCATAGTGTATTACTGTCAAGTCTGGTGTGGACTTGTTGAACTGTCTCCAGGGATCAACAACAACAGATCCTGCAAGGAATTCAAAGTAGTTAGTTTCTGTCTGTGTCTGCCCTGTATATCCGTAGGTCACATGTTTATTATGGGCCAACAGGATCACCGCAGGTTTGTTCCAGTCAACAGATACATCGGTAGTATCATCGGCCAACGGATCCACATAGTTGATGCGGTGTCCCGCCTGCTGTACATAGTGTCCCACCAGAGTCGAATAGGATCCAATACAGTAAGGCACATCGGGCTTGTAGGCCTTGCCATGTATCACTATAGGTAGATTGTACTTTTGTGCCTGTATGACTAGAAAGTCGGCCAGATTTTTGGCCTGACGTTCGCGGGCCAACATGATGGTATCAAACAGATCGTACCCTACTTCGTATTCTTCGGCCAACCAACGCAAGGCAATGTTATCTCTAGGGTGGCAAGCACCGGCATCGCCCATGCCGGCTGTCATGTACTTAGGTCCCATGATACGCATGGTGCTTTGTGCCAAGGCATCGGTAACCACGTCCACATTGATATGTCCAATCTTCATGGCAAAATCCTGTATCATGTTGGCCAGACCGATCTTGGCACTGATGAAGGTGTTGTAAAAGATTTTTATGGCTTCGCATTCGTCCCAGGTACCAATTTCTATGCGTGGATCATTCTGCATGAGCGGACGATAAACTTCGACCAGTTCGAGAGCTATTCCAGTCCAACTACCATCTTCTGTGCCGATCATGATCATTTCAGGATTAACCATATCCCACTTGACCGAACCCATGGCAATCAGGTAAGGATTGTAAAGGAATTCGTGTCGAGCCTCGAGAGCCGGTACAAAATAACGGCGTGTGGTTCCAGGCAACACAGTTGAGATCAACACAACTTTCTTAGGCGCTGTGGCATGACGATTGATCTGCTCGATAGCATCCATGACAGCATCGCGTCCGAAGTCTCGAGGAGGCATATGACTACTGGGAACTGATCCATCATATCCTTCAGCATGAGGAGTTGGCACAGCAATAAAGATCCAATCACTCTGTTGTACTACCTCATCGATATCACAAACACGCACTGACTCGCTGACTCGCGGTTCAAGGTCGTAACCACGTACAGTATAGTGTTCGGCCATGACCTCAGCACAATCAAGTCCTAATTTGCCCAGACCAATAAATCCTACGTTCATTCAATTTCCTTTAGCACATCAAATTCATCACCGTACTGCCAAAATCCGCCGCCCGGACTTGAGACAAACTTACGATAAACATATTCTCTACAATACCACCGACCGTTTATTCTACGTGGAAATATAGTCCAATGCCGTTCCCAATCACCTTTGAGTCGAGGTATCAGTCCAGGAATCGGTGTCATTTACCCCAGCCGTTGCCCCATAAGTCCACATGTAAGCGTGGACTGTAATTGAATCCACGTTCGCAACAGATGTTGGCAATATTTAACTTGTTGCTGTCGTATGGCTCAACTATTCCGCCTTGTGGCATCAAGTATACCACACCCTTGAATCCGCCTTCTCTGAAAGCATCTACGGCACGCACAGCTTCGTCCACATGGTCCTGGGTTTCTACAACAAATTTAAGATAGGTATGTCCTACTTCTTGATAGTCGGCTACAATTTCAGGGCGGATGGCATCTTCCCACTTTTCGCCTGATGCACTCAACTTGGCACTGACACTAAATGTGACTTCACGCGGAGCACCAATACCATCTAGTTGCCAGTCTTTGAGGAACTGTCTAAAGTCGGCATGCAACTCTTGAGTGCCATTGGTTTCGAATGTTATATTTTTCAAATCCGCCATACGTGGGTGACTCAATAACTCTGCATAGGCTCTTTGCCACCCTAGCAAGGGTTCTCCACCAGTGATAACCAAGTGTACATCGTTGCCATTGTTTTGTCGCCACATGCGATTGGGAGTCAAGTCAGTCATGTGGGTTACAAGATCCTCAGTAGTATATGTAGGACTTAGATGTTTAAATGCCGGATGCCATGATGCATAGCTATCACAACCTGTTTCGACCAGGGGCAAGTCCAAGAAGTCTTTGTACAACTCCACTTTTTTTGCCACTTCATCTGCACCTGTTGACTTTTCGCCTGGCTTGCAACCAAAGCCGCTACAGGTAAAGTTACAACCGTAGGTTCTAAGGAACACTGACGGAACGCCTACAAAGCGACCTTCGCCTTGCAAGCTATAAAAGATTTCGCTGACTTTAATTTTCATAGATAGTTGACCATTTGGTTAGTTTGTTTGCTTTGATACGTTCTGCCTCGCGCAGTTCTTGATCTGTATATAGGCCGTGTGCCTTGAGCAGTTCAATTAATAGTGTAACATCTCCCAGCTCTTGAATCAAGTCTGCACGCTTGTTGTCTAGACCAAAACGTCTGCACTTGCTGACAGCCTGCACTACTTCGGCACATTCTTCTTGTAGGAGATCTAGTATTTGGTTTATCTTACTCACTTCCACCACTCTTCCCAAGGAAACACGATCCAAACATCCTTGTCGGCCTTATTGACTGTCACAGCCGAATAGTTGACATCCAGTTTTGATTTGCTTGACTCGTTGTCAACCAAGGTGGCAACACGCACACTCTTGTTCCAGATATCTTTCCATTTAGGATCATCAGGTAGACAACTGGATTTCCAGTCTTTCTTGATCCAGTTCAGGGTGGCACCAGTATCGTTGATATCGTCTACAATCAGTATTTTTTTAGGTTTAGAGCTACGAGCAGGATCGCCATCAAAGGTAACACCACCATAGCCAAAGGCATCTTCGCTCATCCAGCAGTTGTGTTCGGGTGGACTAGCATCATCACGCAGACTGACCTTGAGACATTCCATTGGACAGCCCAGGTATTGACTAATAAGATTGGCTGGAATCAGACCGCCTCGTGTGAGGCCTACCACATAGTCTGGACGCCAGCCATCCAATTGCATTTGACGCAGGATATCCTGTGTCTGCCGTTCTACATCTCGCCAAGTATAATAGATTTTGTTCATACACTATTATACACTATCGTCCTAGGACTTTGCAAGATCTTTCTGATAGATATCCATCCAATATTCAATCATTTCGTCCATAAGTTGTTCGAATGTGTAGGTAGGAGCCCAGTCCAACAAGGTTCTTAATTTGGAGCTATCACCACGCAGATATGGCAACTCCTCTGGGCGCAGAAACTTCTTGTTCTGTACCACGTACTGGCTGTAATCCAAATCCAACCGGCCAAACACATAGTTGCACATGTCGCGCACACTGCGAGTTTCGCCAGTGGCCACCACAAGGTCAACAGGCTCTGAGTGATTAAGGATCTTATGCATGGCCCGCACATAGTCATAGCTGTGTCCCCAGTCACGATAGCTGTCCATGTTGCCCATTTCTAGTTTATCTGTAAGACCCAGTTTGATCTCTACAGCACCTTTGACCACCTTGTTGGTCACAAAGTTTGATCCACGTCGTGGGCTTTCGTGATTGAACAGGATACCGTTGCTGGCATGTAATTTGAATGCTTCTCTATAGTGCCGTACGATATTGTAGGCAAATACTTTACTGCAACCATATGGACTGACTGGCTTCATAGGTGTAGTTTCACGTTGATACAGATCCTCGTCTACACCTTTGCCAAACATTTCACTAGAACTGGCCTGATAGAATCTTGCTTCGGGGCAGATACTCTTGTAGGCTTCCAACAGGTTTAGCACACCAATACTGTTGGTTTGTGCTGTAAACTGCGGGATGTCACTGCTGATACGCACATGACTCTGTGCGCCAAGATTGTAAATCTCGTCTGGCTTGAACATGCGGAGAGCACGTTCCAGGCTGCTTTGATCAGTGAGATCACCATATTCTAATTCCAATGGAAGACCATCCACACGATTACGCTGATGTTCTACTGTGCTGTTACGACGCACAATACCAGTTACTCGATAACCTTGTTCTAACAGGTGTTCTGCCAAGTAACTTCCGTCTTGTCCAGCGACTCCGGTGATAAATGCGGTTTTTTTCATAATAGTCCTAGGGTTTATTTTCCGTCAAAAATGCTGTCTGTTCTAAATGTATCTGCTTCGTAGTCAGCTCCGCCTCTTGGGCCTTCGCTGAACACAATGAATTCGCTTTCGGCATCATCCAGATAACGCAAAGCATGGATTTCGTTGGGTGGGGTCGAAACCAAGTCGCCTACTTCGACCATGACCATCTGACTGGGCTCATCGGATCCTACTGGCTTGTACCAGTATTCCATACGACCCTTGGTCATCAGCATGTGTTGGGTTGACTCTTTGTGATAGTGATTGCCACGCAGGCTATGTGGTTTGGTTGTGACCAAGGCCACATGGTGAATCTGTGCGTTGTAGAAAATGTCAGCGATAATACCGCGATCGTCTGTGTGACGCTCGAGACCGTCAATGGTGTCTCGGAATATGTTTACTTTTTTCATTGTGATAGGAACCTTATGTTGGGGTTGATATTTATTAGTGCTTGTTTGAGTGGCTCACTAATATTCCAGCTCAAAATCAAAGCATAAGGCTTATCATGTTGAGCAAACTCTTGGTCACTCCGTACTGGAATACGGGTAAGTGGAGTATATTTGCCTTGCTTATGTTCGCTGGCATCGGTCACACACAGTAGGTGTGAAGCAGTGAGTCCGTGCCAGGTCAACCAGGTATTGGCCTTGGCAGCAGCACCTACACCAATGAATACAGCATCGGGTTCGGCCAAGCGTATTTGATAAAAGTTAGCAAGCCAAGCATCGCGTTGTTGTTCGAACTGTCGTTGTAGATTGCGATAAAAGTCTACGCTGAATAGGCCAATCTGGGTTTCTCTAGCAATATAATCTTCGACCACCACAGGCATACCAGCACCGGTGGCATGACGTGCAATCACACGTATACTGCCACCATGATAATTGACCAAATCCACATCCTCAATTTCCAAGCCAGCTGCTTGTAGCAAGTTCCAGGCACTCTTGACTGTGAAGTAGCTGACATGCTCATGGTAAACTTGATCTGGCAAGGTGCCACGCTCAATGGTGCTGAGCCAGTAGGGCAGTTCAAACACAAAACGTCCACCTGGGGACAACAAGGCCGCTACACCTTGTGCAAAGTTGACCGGATCGTTGGCATGGTTAAACACATTGTTGGCAATGACCAAGCTAGCAGGACCATTGGTGATTTCGGCGGCCTCGCCCACGGTACGATCAAACACAGAATGTATGCAGTCAACTCCACGTTCGGTTGCCAATTTGCACATGGCTCCTGAACTATCAATCCCTAGCACTCGAGTATGATCCGATTTAAACTGATGTATCAAGTAGCCATCGTTGGATCCAATTTCAACCACAAGGTCTTGATCAGGAAAGCGTGCTTTCATAGTGGCCGCATATTCATCCCAGTGATCACGAGCAAACTTGCTGTTACTGGATGTATAACTGTAGCTGTAGAGATTGTAACGATCTTCGGCATTGCTGATGTAGCGCAACTGTATGCTACCTGATTCGGCGTTCATCCATACTTCCAAAGGAAACACAGGCTCACTGAGATTTACCTGTTCTGGTTTAACAAAGGTATCAGCATAGGCATGCTGGCCAAGATCCAGGATCTTGACAACAGGTGCTCCGGAAATTAAGCAGCCGTCAATTGATTGGCTGTGAGTCAAGCTGTGCGCCATAATAAGGTCCATTTTTAATTTCAACGATGACAGCATCGTCTAGTACTTCCAAGGTATGTCCACCGCGATAGGTAGTCATACATTCACCGGCTTCTAAAACAAAGGTATCAACAGTGGTATCGTCAAGATCAAACAGTTGTACTTCTACCTGACCCGACAACACTACCCAGGATTCCTGGGTGCCAATGGTTTGTCGTGCAGTGGCCACGTGCTTGTGTGGATTTACACGACGTCCCTGTTTCAAACTCATGGCTGACACCTGTAGTATTTCATCAGCCGTGGCTGCGTCTGCACGACCTGGTGCCATGTTTCGGGTATCCAATACAGATACCAACAGGGTGTTATCAATTCGGCTAAAAACTTTACGATTCATCTTACAGTCACCGTTATCACATGCATGGGGTTTTCCAATACTGCAATGACTTGGGCCGCCATGTCCTCAGCAGTGGCACCGCGATTTCCACTCATGGGCGACTGGAACGCACTGGGCTCTACCACAGTCAATTGATTTTTACTGCCACGTTGTACCAGGCCCTGTACAAATTCGCTGGTGGCACGCTTGCTCTGATTGTAGGTCAATCTGGCCACCGTTACATCGGGCCAACTGGGCCACCTTGCAGCATAGCTAGACACTACAATAATGCGTTGATCCATGGCAGTATCATTTAACTTTCCGACCAGATAACAAGGGCCCACTGTGTTGGTCATCCACATGCTCCAGATGTCGTTACCGATTTCTCCTGCGGTAATAATGACTGCATCATACGTGGCCAGTTCGGGTACCAACTGATCGCACTGCTCTTTATCAGTGATATCAAATACTCCGTGTGCATAAATCTGCACATCACCTGGGTGCTGTTCAGCAATGGCTCGCGCAAGAGTACCGCCGCCTACAATGGCTATTTTACTAGGCATCGCCCTTGATAATACGTGTAGTGTTGGTAATAGGATCTCTGATAGTGTGGAACTGTATCATCTGTTTGTTGATGTCATTTTCTTTGAGTTTTTGCCAGGGATCCTGTTGGTTCATCTTGACTCGTTGCCACCAGTCTGTGCTCATGCCTTGTTTCAACATGTGTTCGGCCAGTTTATCGCTGTCGTCGATGCGACGTTGTATGCGTGGTTGATAATGAAAATCTCTTGGATCTATAGGGTTGCCTTCAAAGCGCATTTTGTTTTTGCTTGTGGCATCTTCCTCGCCTGTCAGGTCAGACTGATCGTGGGTAACATCTATCTCGATTATTTCCATCAGATCTAACATGTAGGCAATTTGACTAACCTCTGCGTCAATCATCTGATGTAGGCTAATGTAGCCCAAGGTTTCGATCCAGGCGGCAGGAACGATGGGGAAAATACTGTAAGGATGATCGTTATGGGTGTGTACCTTGAGCAGTTTAAATTCACCTGTGTGTGGCGTAATCACGGTGTCCCAATCCTGAGTATGCATGACCGCATCGTCATTCCAGACAAAGATCCAATCAGCGCTGGCCGCTTCTGCTAGAGTGTTGTAGTAACGATTCAAGGCACCGTAACCTAATCTGTCAAAACCCATGACAGAATACTCTACCCCTGACTCGTCCAAGAACGGTTCTATCTCTTCGTTAAAGTAGTTTAACCCTACTTCGTCGTCGTGATCCAAGCCCATCAACAACTGTATGTCATCCAGATTTTTGGCCAGGCCAATAATACTGGTTACACTGCGTTTTAATGAGTCTGTGCGCCCACGTGTGGGTAGTAAGATTGCGATTTTGTATGCTTTTGTCATGGAAATATTTATAGGCGTATATAATGGCTGTTAAAAATCAGCCTTCGTAGATGGCACTGTTGGCATCATGTTCGAACACTTCCACACTCTTAAGGCGCACACTGGCGTTGACCGGATAGCGACCCACATTATCCTGTTTCATTTGCTCAAGCAGTTCGGCCATCTTTTTGTAGCACAGTTCAGCAAACTTTTCACAGCCCACACCTTCTACTGCACGCACATCGGCTACCTTGCCATCCAGCAACATGAAAGTTTGAAAGTCCGGATCATCTAGTGCAATCACCAGTTTGTGATCAAAGGTATCTTCGGCCCAGTCTTTGAACAGCTTGAGTCCACCAAAGTCCATGACCCAGTTTTTGTCATCCAAGGTATCGGATTCAAAGATTAACTTGATACCAATTGAGTAACCATGCAGTAGGCTGCAATGACTGTGGGTGGCACGCCATTGACGGAAACAGCAACTTAATCCACGATCAGTGCCGTATGTTTTTGTTGAGTAATACTTTGCCATGTTGTTTCTCCTATGTTAGATTATAGCATAGGCGGCAGAGTTTGTAAAGCGGGATGACGCCGTAAAGGCCGCTGTGACTGCTATTTACTTTGTTCTTGTGGTGCTGGTGGAGTTTCTGAGGTCTTGTCTGTTTTGACCATTTTTTGTAGGGCCGGGTCAAGATAAGGTTTGTTGACAGTTTCGTCGGCAACGTTCCATCCGATGGCGGAAAAAAATCCCACTATCAACCAAGTTCCAATCAGTTCAATTATCATATCAATTAAATGTGTATCTGTATTCGGCCATTGCACGGTACTGACCAGTTTGGGTAGTCATGCCCGATAATCTGTAGCCACTGTTACGATCGATAGTACCGGTGTACAACAATCTTACATAAGGTGTAGTCTGGCTGGTAACACCCATCTTAGTTGTAGTGTACACGGTATTGCCTGCATTGTCAACGCCGGTTGGCATGGTTGCAGTGACACTACCATTTAGCACCACTGGTTTAACACCCAGATACATACCAAGATCGCCAAAGTCGTCCTGTGTGTATCTGTAACCGGTTTCGGCCCAGGCCGCTGTGATTGGACTCACATCAGTGACCATGCCAGATCTGAAATTGGTAGTGGTACGCATCAGTGCACCTTGCATGCTGAATCCATTCTTGGCATAGGTTACAACCTGTTCTAAGGTGCCACTGTTGTTGATCGAGCCAAATGCTCCGGTGAAATTCAACCAGGGGTTGGAGCTCAGACTGGTGTACTGCATGCCGGTATAAAAGTTGCCGATGCGATAGATTTGAGGCAAGCCAAAACTCCACTGTTTGGGTTGTGTTTGTCCTAAATATAAACCTTGATTACCTGACTGATCACCAAACTCCTTGGGCACAGCAGGTGGAGCCATAGTATTGAATCTATTACGATCCTCATAGCCCAGGCGCATAGGCCCTCCCGGTGTATAGACTGTGTTTGTGTTGCCATTCAACAAGTATTCAGTATGGCTAGTCATGTTGTACTGATCAACGTGTTCGGTATTGGTAGCAAAACTGTTGGGACCTGTGTAATTGTTGTTGGCAAAATTCACGTTAAAGTTTCTACCCAAACTATCAACGGCCTGTAGTTGGCTCATGGAGCCCAAGTTGACACCAGCAATACCGCCCGATAAGGTCTGTAGACCTGATTTAGTAGCAACACTCATGACTCCTACTGGGTTCAACAGGGCATTAGGATTGAGTACCAACCCGGTCCCAGCATCGGTCATGTATGAACTGGATGTAGCAGCCAAGACCGAATTGACCTGTGCAGGACTCATCCAAGGCCATGATGCCTTGACTTGATTAAAAGCGGCCTGTGCCGTCATAGGACTCACTGAACCTCCCACAAGACTCAGATAGGTACTCATACGTAGCTGGCCACTGACTGTGTATTGTACAGTGGTAGCAAGATATAGATTATTGTTGGGATCCTTGACCACAGCCACCGTATTCTGCCCGTTTTGTGCACCGGCTATCATGTTAGACTGGCTGGCAAAATCAGTAATGATATTTTGGAATGCAGCCACATAAGGTCCAGTGGCACTCTGTTTGATAAGGAATTGTGTGCTGTTATTGGCACTGCTATTGTCGCCTCCTTCGCTGACAATCATGCTTTTTTGTCCATTGCCTAGATCAATAAACTGTGGATGATAAGTGCCGTAGGTATTCATGTTGTAGCCAATCAACATGGTGCTGGTCACATCTGTGAAGTTGCCATGACCATCATTTTGCAACAGCTGAATAGCACTGAGTTTACCTCCATTGTTAGGAGAGCTAAACACCATGAGGTCCGCACTGCCAGGACTGCTAAAGTCATTGGTAATTACCAGGTAGTTGTGACTACCTCCGGTAGTACCCGCCCACTGTGCCTGATCAAATATAGGAGTAGGAAGATTCTTGACATAATTAAATGTCAATTGATTTGTGGTCGGGTCAATGTTCCAAGTGTATAGCTTGGTGCTAGAACTATTGTCACAATTTATTGCGGCACCACTACAGGCCGCATCAGTAAATACCAACTGTTGGTTGCCACCGGTGCCGAGAAAGTCAGCGGCAGCCACGCTG